CCAGTATCAACATTATACTTTATCATTTTATCTACTGTTTTATTGGCATAATGAAGCTTACCTATATATGCCGATCCTGACACCATAACCTGTTCAGTTTGAGGGAACAATGATATTTGGAACTTAGAAGTAACTTTACTCAAGGTATCGCGAGTAACGAAACTTTCTAGTTGATTCTTTCGTGTTTTCTTGAAAATATCATTCTGAACCAATACCAACTCCAACGCTTCCGTCTCTACGGCACTACACTTGTCAATCAAGTGTTCCATACCTACTATCACTTTAGTATCACCATCGTCAATAATGAATTGAGCCTTAGGATAGCTCAATATATCATCATAGAAATGGAGCGGAAGCAGTAGAGTATTAGTGTTTATAAAGAAGACTTTACCTAAGATAGTCTGAGCCGATTCAGTCTTAATAGAAATGACGGCCGAAGAACGTTCTATTTTTCGCAACATAGGTATAACGGACGAGCTCTGTCTCTGAGCCGCCGCTTCTTTAATAGCATTTCGAAGCGACAACTTTGTATTTTTTTCTGTGCTCTCCTTATTAACGAAATAAGATTGTTCAGTAGTTTCAGTAGGAACTATAAAGCCGTAAGCATATTTAATAACAGGAATAACTAATAGACTGACACTAGTTAGAGTAGCAGCTACAGTCAAGAATTTATGAATGCCTTCTTGAGTAATATTCATTCCAAAAGCCTTAGACACTTTATCCGCGATACCACTCTCGACGGATTGTACGATCTCTTGAGTTCGACTACGTGTTCTGCTAAAATATTCAGTCACGCGTTTGTTTGTGCGTCTAACAGCAAGCCTCCAATCACTCAAAAGAGCAAATTCCTGGAAACCTCTATAATGTACCATATCTTCTATCGTCGGTTGTTCCAATCTAAAGATATCATAAAACTTAATGCGATCTTGCATCCAGATGCTCATTAGCAAAGACATCTCGGTTAAATAATAACCCCTCTGGGTACGTGAAGTATTGTCACATATAAGCTTCAATAGAGTGCCATTAGGTTTTCCAAACATATGTCTAGCTATACGATACTCTAACATAAAGACTTCTGTCCTTTTCTCACCAAAGTGGAGCATTAGGAATTGCTTATCACTCTGCGTTAAACCGTATAAGGGCATAACTTGTGGTAGACAAGTCTTTTTCAATAGGTCAAGGGCGGCACTATATTCAAGATCGGCCATGTCGGGGTAAAAGTCGCATTGGAATTTTTGGTCATCAAATATTTTTTCACCACTCACAATGGGAGGTATCATTTGTTTGAATTCGGGAATCTCTTTAATGTTAAGAGTCCCGTTAATGTGTTTCT